TAGACATCGCCTGCCTTGGTATAGTAATCTTCATTGGCGTCATATACACTTGCTGTAGAGCACTGTGTATAGACATCCTGTGTTAAGGGAGCACTGGGATACTCGGGAAGAGCAGTTCCTGCAGGTGCTGTGTAAAACATTCCGGAAGCTGAACCAATTCCGAGGTTCACATCATTCGTCATATTATATTCCTCCTGTTGTTTGTATTTGTGTTTTTTCAAGATGTGCTGTGATTCTTAATCTTGCACTTCTCATTGCTAAATCAGGTCTTACAGGGTCATTTCCCCATGAACCTGAACTTACTACTTCAATGTAGCGAAGAGCCGTTGTCTGTTCCTTTGCTATCTGTTTCAAAACTCCGATGGCATTATTGAGTAAAGTGGTTGCTTCACCCTCATTTTCTGCTCTGCTATCCAACACAACATCAAAATGATCTATTGTGTCATAGTCAGAACCACCGACTTGAGAAACTAAGATATTGGGAAGTGAATAGTTCTCAGGAAGTGGTCTTAAATAAGTTGTGCCACCTATCTGGTAGCCGTTTAATGCCTGGGTGACTTCGTATTCGATATCAATATTTCTATCTATAATCATTTACTTCACCGCCCTGCTTAAGACCTTATTTTCTGATTCAGCTGCTACAGCAGCTCTATCTTGGGAAACTACAAATGAAATCCATCTTCCACCTGCGTAATGTCCTTTAATGGTTTCTTTCTTAAAACCTTTAGAACCAGCAGGAATATTGGCATTAGCCCTTGCTTCAACACCAGATGCATAATCATCAACTAAGTCCTTGACGCCTTCGCTGTTTACAATCTGTCTGAAACCAGCATCAATGAATTCTAATTTCTCAATCATGATTAACCTCTGTATGAAACAAGACTAACTTCAATGTGATCTAATCTACCTGATGCGGAAGGCCATTCCCTGATATCTCCATCTATTGTGTAGAAGTGATTGTTAAATGCTATCCTGTCACCAGCCTTGATATCTGTATCGGCTGGCATATAGCAAGTATATCTATCAGTAATACCAAGTATTCTTCCGTCTTGAGATAGGGTAGTGGAAGAAGGCTGCATAGAACAATTCTTGATTGTCTTTTGTGTAGAGTTGTCCCAATCTGGAACAGATTGACCTCTTACTTCTTTGGTGCCCGGTCTGATAACAACTACAGATTGCTTAAAGAAAGTAGGTAACATATTTACCTCCTCATTAAATCAATCATTCCGATAACTTGTTTCTTCAGTCCGAGTGCCTTCAAATCACTTGGCCAAAGTGCGATTCTTCCTGAAGCATTAGGGAGTAAATAGGACTGACTAATGCCCCCTGTGGATTCGCTATACTGAGTAGCTGGGAGCTGAGCACCAGGAGTATTTAACTCCCTCATGACTACATCAACGGTAACTGTTTTAGCAATATGGAGAAGGATTCGATACTTGTAAATTACCAGTATTTCAGCTTCATTTGCAGGAGCATCTGTAAAGGTAATTACATTATCATGCAGCGTGTAATCTGATATAAGCATTCCGTTTGATGAAACACTCTCAATAGCTACTGGCTTATCAGATAAAGTAAACTCATGTGAATAGCCATCACCTTCCAAACAGTCATACTGAACTCCTAATTCAGATGAATAAATCATTTCATCGAAGTTCTTTCCGACCTTTTGTGCTTCAAATCGGATCTGATTACAGACTTCAGGAATTAATGCTGCGGCTCTACGCTGCTCATCAAGACTAAGAGCTCTTTTCAATACTGTGATATCAGCAACTGTTGCGTAGTCTGCCATAATTACTTTCCTTCCTCTTTTTTGGTAGTCTTCTTAGACTTGGATTCAGACTTGACAGGTTTCTTGGGAGCCTCAATTGGCTCCCAATTTGCCTGTTTAAAATCTTCACCGAACTCTAAAACTATTCCGCTTCTCTTATTACGAAACTTCATAGGCTAAGACCTCACTCCTCAGCATTGACAATAACTGCGAATGCATCAGGATCAATGATGCCCCAACCAACATATGCCTCAGTTCTGAGAAGTACCTGGTTAGCCTGCTTAAGATCTGCAGCACCGCCGTCAGGATTACCATATTCGATAACTTCGAGAGGGATAATCTCAGAGAAGCCCCACTTGAAAGCATTCTGGAAGTCACCAAGTACAGCATAGTCATAAACTGCTGTTGAAGCGGAAACACCAACTGTCTCATTGACATCAGCAGGAATACCACGGACTGCACCAGGATTGCCACCCCACATGAAGTCTTCATAAGGCTTCTGTCCGCCTGCATAAGTTGTCTGAGAAAGAGCAGTAGAGAATGTAGGACTCATAGCGATACCTGTGCAAGTATAACCAGCACCAAGACCAGCGATAGCTGCTGTGATATCTGCCTCAGCTGCTGTGGAAACAACCTTATCAACACCGGAAAGTCTGTCGAAGCAGTTTGTACCGATGATAGAAGATGTTGCCTTGCTTGCAGGATTGAGACCGTGGAATGCCATGATATCAACACCACGAGCAATCTTCTTAGCGAAACCATCAGTAAATGCTCTGAGGTACTCAATCTGCTTTTCTTCTGCACATCTGATGAACTCGTCATTTACACGCGCATTGTAAACAACCTTTACAGGTGTAATTGTTACTGAACCCATCGTGCCATCACCAGCGGGCTTGTTTCCACCCTCTGCAACGATAGAAACATCACTATCAAGAGAGAATGTCATAATCTCATTACCGCTGAATGCGATAGGTGTCTGTGCGGAAAGTCTTGCGATAGAAGACTTACCAGATACTTTGGAGAAAATCTCCGGAATCAGTTCCTTAGGGAAAAGGCCTGTTGAAGCGATAGAACTCATAATGTTCCTCCTTTAAAAATTATTCTGTTTTCTTAATGGTTGATAAAAGTTTCTTGTACGCAGCATTTTCAATAGCATGTTCAGGATTCTGAGTTATGCGTGGTTCAGTTGCTGCCTGGGGTGCCTGTGGCTTTGTGGTACCAATCAATTCTTTGAGAGATTCTGCATCCTTTCTGATGTCTTCTTCTGTCTCTCCAGAAATCCTTGATGCCATACCATAAGGCAATCCCATTTCGTACGCTACCTTGCTCTTTAAATTAGCCGTTTCATACGACTTGACCTGAGCAGTTAAGGTCTCTATTGTCTTGGAATCTTCTGAATGAGATGCTTTGATCTCTTCGATTTGTTTCTGATATTCAGCAATTACTTTTGCATTGTCTTCTGGAGATATCCAGTTTGCAAATTGCTTTGTTACTGAATTCCTTTCTCTTTCAAGTCTCTCTTTGATCTTTGCATCAAATTCATCTTGTGTCTGAATTGGTTGAAATTCTCCCATGTTAAATTCCTTTCTGCCCACTTACCGCGTGGTTTGCGTAAATATGTTAAAAAGAGGTCCCATTCGGAACCTCTCAGTAACTAACCTTTTGTGCTTTTTTGTCTTTTGAACTATCACATAGCCAGTATGCTAATGCGCAACTCTGTAAAAGCGTTACTTCAACACCTTGGCGGATTGACCTATAACCAAATCCACCTTGCGTACCAATCGCTCTCTTTTCACAGTTGGTAACTGACTGAGTTAATGAGTTCTGGGGCATATGGCATATCGTTGCATCAAATATGCCTTTTTCAAAATCTGCACTTGCTGCAACTACTTCTTTAGCTTTGGCAAATGTATATCTTTTAACCCCGGCTTTCTTTAACTCATCTTCAAGCAATTCCTCGCCGATAACTCCATCAATTATTATTCTGTTGTAATTGATTTTCTTGATGAAGTTTATCATCCAGTCATTACCTTCACGAATTGGTCTGCAATCTATGGCTTCAACAAATATCTTATTTGTATCTGTCCTGACTGCAATTGAAAGTGAAACTGATTCAGCATCGCGCCCATATTTGATACCGACAAATAACTTACCAGTGAGTTTAGGTAATACTGAAACTTGGACTGCTTCCCATTCTGTCTTAGTGATTGCAGATTTAAGATTAAACTTAACCCATAATCCTAATCTTTGAATGTTGAAGTCTAAAGCATCAGAACCTATCTCATCCATGACTGAACGCTCGGTGAAGATTGTTCCGAGTGATGGATTGCATCGATACCAAGCATCTTTGTCATTAGGTGAAGTCATTTCTTCTACAGACCATTCAGCCCAACCTGAATCATGAGTATCTCCCTTGAGTATCTTCTTGCGATATTCTTGGAAGACAGTTCCTGAAGAACTCATTGTTGGTGGCGTTCCGCAGAATATAGTTTGAGGGTTTTTAGAATCGGTTACGATATACTTCAATGCACTTTCTTGTGCATCATTGTATTCCTGAGCCTCATCAATGACCAAGAGATCAAATCCTTCACCTAAACCGCCTTTAGAGGTTCGGGTTCTATATTCTATCTTTCCGCCTGTTTCTTTCAGAATGATTATTTCTCGCCCCATTGTTTTGATCGCGTGGTAGGATAGACCAAGTTTTTCTACCCAATCAACTAATCGCTCAAATGAAGCATGCTCTGTAGAAGTTCTATGTGCGGTGTGCATTATGTGCTCACCATTTACAAGTCCCCAAAACTCTCGGATATGAACAACCTCGGTCTTGCCGTTTCGTCTCGGCACTGAATATCCGAATTTCGTGCAATTCCATAAGCCATCATCATTGACCGACATGATATCGTATAGGAGTAACTTCTGCCAGTCTTGAATTTCTTTACCAATCAGTTTATAGAGTTTAACTGCTTGGTTTCCTTTAGTTTTGGTATAAGGCAGCACCACTGATTCCGTAGGGTATTGATTTGCTTCTCTTTCTATGGAATCAGTTTCAGGTATACTGTGGGCAGGCGTTGTTTCGTCTGCCATAATAAATACCTCGTATATGCGATAGATAAACTCTTACTTTCGGATCAGGTTCTTAAACCGGTGATCTTATCCTTGGGTTCATGTTATTCCTCCTCATTGATTCTTGGAGTTTCTGATTCTTCCTCTTGTATAACCATTTTCAAGATAATTCGATAAATCCTGAGGTAATACCCATTTACTTATTACTCCATTATTTATCCATACCCTACCTAGGTTTTTCCCTTTTCTTGCCAAACTAAATTTAAGTTTGGTTTCTTCACTATGTCGGTGTCCAGTATGTCCATGACACATCTTATATTTGACTTCATCAGACCGACTATTGTAGGAATCTCTCAACTTCTGTCTTCGTTGTTCTGTAATTGTATTTAATCCCAATTTATATGCTCTGATACCATTCTCTCTGTGAGATACCCACTCCAAATTGTCAGAGCAATTATTATGAGTATCACCATCAATATGGTCAACTTCCTGCTTATATTCAGGAACACCATGAAAAGCAGCACAAACTAATCTATGAACTGAATGCTGTCCATATCCTTTTAAGGTAACAAGATAATAGGTTCCTGTCTTACATATATACAGCAACTCCTTGTTAGAATTCCTTATGTTGCCAATATTCGAGGCTTCATACCCTTCATATTCAGGAATTGGCTTCCATATCTCATTCATCAAGAGCCTCCTTTATGCGACCCTCTTGGACAGCCTTATCATAAACTTTTGTCCAATAGTTTACTTTACCCGTTGGCTTCATTCCTTCGAGTTTTATAATGCACTGACAATTTGTATGGTGTCCAAAGAAGCCATCTGGAGCTTGATAAGTTTCATAAGTACCAACTAAACTTCTGCACCACTTGCAAGCACCGCTATCTGCTATCCTGGTGTATTTAACTGTTACTCCAGAATGTTCCAAAAACTTACCATTGGTTGTGATTGTCTTATCAACAGCAGATTGAGTCAGATTTGTTATCTGTTCATTGATTGCTTGCTTATGTGCCTCATAACCCTTGTTGAATACTTCAGTGATAAGATTATTTATCCTATCCATATCAGGATCAGGTTTAACTGCTTGTAATCCTAATCCATAGGAAGCATTGATTTGGTCTTGAACCATCATTGCAGCTTCAGTTGATAATTCATATGCATCTAATAAAGCAGGTTTGAGGAGCTTGCTTACATATTCTGCGGTGTAAATCATTTCTTCCTCTGATAAAACACCAGTGGCACTTATCGTTTGTCCTAAAACTTCACCTAACTTGATAGCATATGCTTGTGCCTGTGCAAATGTGGCTGTTGTTCTGGCATCTGCAATATCTTGAACCAGTTTTACTAACTCTGGGTTATCACGATAGGCTTTGTTTAGGGTTTGAATAAATTCCTCGTAAGTCATAAATCACCTTACAAACTTTGAAGAAGTGCTCTGACGAAGTTTTCATCTACTGCACCCGGGTAACTCTCTTGGATCTTGAACAGAGCATCACCAAGCGCACCTAACTGACTAATATCAAGTGCAAAGATAGGATTCCAAATCGCCTTTTCCATATAGATTTGATTGCGTGTGTATGCAACTTCATCTCTTACACAGGCTGCAAGGAAACCTACATTTATAAATCCGCTTGCAAAATCTGATTGAGCCTTCCTTGCAATCAATCTGAGATTTTCATGGCTGGCTTTTATTGATTCAGCAGATGTAGGATTGCTCTTTACAAAACCTAAATCGTCTGTAGTCAATCCAGTTTCACCGGCAAATAATGATGCAAACATTTCAAGCTGGTCATTATGCGGTGCCATTGATTGCTGAGGGAAAGCACCAACGGTAGGGGAGTTGCCATCTTCGTCTTTGGTAAATGTAATCATCGCTGACATAGCTGCATGCCATTTATCAGATATTTCAGCATCATCAGATAAACCAGTTACCCACTTCTGAGGATAACTAAAGAACTCTGCCGAAATTTCTGATCGCTTAACAGTTCTTAAAGCAGAACCCTGTATTGACATACAAGCTCTTGAAATTCTTGAATGTCCAAAAGGTCTGACTGCATCAGGTCTATAGATAATAGGTACCAGCAACGGATATGATGCAGGATTGGCCACTCTTACAACTTCATTAGTTCCATAATCTGTTATCTCTGTATATTCAGCCGTGAAATATGCATCTATTGTCGGAATGCCATTCTCGTCTGTTTCTAATACGGCATAACCTTCCTTAAGAAGTCCGGTAGTAGAATCTATGACACCAGTTGCATGACCGCCATCTATTACTTGAAGCTGAGGAAAACCATCTTCCTCATGGATATAAACAAAGCTACAAGCAGAAATCAGTGCAGATAAAATCGCAGAATCAAAAAATGTATCTGGATTATTCTGTTCAAAGATACCATTAAACCCAAATACATCATTATCAAACTGGTTGAACTTCAATCTATCTGCGAGAGAATCTACAGCCTTTGCACACCAACCGAGTGAACCCATCCAATTTCTTAACTGAGGTGGTGTTGAGATATCCATATCCCAAGTTCTGTTCTTCATTTCATAGAAATTGTAACGGACATCAACTCTGAGTTTCTTGCTGGCTAATTTTGCTTTTAGATAACCCTTACCTTTATATAAATACATACCTTTAATCATTCCTCATCATCAAGTATCTGCTGTTTTATATCTTCCACAGAAACTTTAGCTTCGGTGTATTCCACGATTTCTTCTTCGGGAGCATCTGTAGTTTCAGTTTCTGTTACTTCGCTGGTTACATCAGTATCATCAGTAGAATCGTCTGCTAATAACCTCTGTAGATCAGATAGTGACCTCTGATTGACACCAATTCCATCACCCATAAGGTCTTTAACAATCTTATGCCTTGCTTGTACCGCCTGTACTCTTGTAGTAGCAGATATGGTCGGATCGTTTATGATTTCATTCAATACCTTTAAATCTTCCAACCTTAATCGCTTTGCTTCCTCTGGGGTTAATTCCTCATCGGCTGCTACCTCTGGGCATTTCTTGATAAAGTTACGAACTTCAGGCGGTGTGGTTACTTTTTCATTCTTTTTCATAATCTTGAATGTGTAGGGGTTTACTTTCATTACATTTGCCATGCATATCTCCTTGAATTTCTTATTTTCTCGCGCGTTAATGGAAAACCCCGTGTGTTTTTATCGTGTATAATGGTTTGGCCAGCCTTACAGATTTGTAAAGGTGGTACACCCCCCACATTATGCAGGAGATTCTAATAAATTCTTGAATAATTTCGGGATTGTTATGTGGGGGATGCCTTATACTTCTTTGATTTCCACGCCGTATCGGTATTCGAATATCTTTTTCTTTAGGTTATAGACATCTGTTTTGTAACCTTTGGCGTCCCAGACTTCTAATTCACCATCTTGGTTCTCAAAGGTAAAGTCTGCTATGTATTTGATTGCTCTGACTGTTCTGCCATTGATCGTGTATTTATCAAGCAAGGTAAAAGGTACTTGTAACGATAGTGAACTTATGTTGCCATCTGTTTCCTGTTGTTTCAGGTATAGATATATTTCTGCCTCATGACGACTATCGAACTTATGACCGTCTATCTCAACTTTTCTGTTATGGTATTTCATGTTGCTTTATAGGCTGTCCAGTCTGTACTGAGTGGCAAATCTCTGTTGTTTACTTCGTTTTCTTCCGGTTCCTCAGGCTTGGTTTCTCTGATCTGCTGTTGAAGTTTGTCTGACTTCTGACGATTGCAGCACCAGTGGGCTAACTGAAGATTATGTAAATCAGTAGGATGTCCACCTTTGATTACCGGGATTATGTGGTCTACTGTCGGGGATAAAGGGTTGGGCCACTTAAGCGTTTTGTCTACCGGATTACCACAGATTCCGCAGTTAGTTTGTGATGATAAGATTGTCTTCTTTGCTCTTTCCCAATCGGCCTTGTTTCCTCTGTATCCAGGTTGTCGGCTTACAGGAGTTGCTTTGTACTCGTAAGGTCCGAACTTGATTTTAGCCATCTTGGTTTTCCTCTTGCGGTAAGCCTGTCAATTCCAGATATCTTTCAAGGGTGATAAACGGAATGAAGTAGCCTACTGCGATAGCCGCATTCTCCATTGTTCGCCAGAAGTATTGACCTAAGTCTTTCGAACTGTATATCAATACATCTGAATTAGTCATATTGAGCAAGGCCTCAAACTCTTGTATGTAATCCTTAGCGAGCTTGAAGTTGTCATATATGATTGTTTCCGACTGGTTTAATGCGGATTTCCTAAAGATTTCGCCTTGTCCGTAGAAGTAACAGTAGAGGATTACCGCTACTCCGTGGAATGTTACGAAATCTTTTACTTCGTCACCGTATTTCTTGTAATACTCCAGGTATGCATAGCCGGTGGACTGGATATATTCTCCTAAGTGATTAGCAATAAATAATCCAGTTTCTCGTCTGCTTGCACTTTCAGGATGTGCTGTCCAGTAGTATGTAACAGCATTGAGTATGATAGGTTCTATCTTATCGTGGTTTAATGCACAGGTTACTCGGCTTGACCATAGGATATCTTCGTGAGATAGGATTGATTCTCCTTTATCCTTGTCAAAGATGAAGTTAATTCCATGTTGTTCTATGAAACTTCTTCTGTATATCTGTCCGTGTGTCCAACCGTGTACTGTCTGATAGTGCTTTAACACTCTGCCATCAGGACTGACTTCATCGAATTGGCTTGAAATCACTACTGCCTCAGGGTGTTTATCAATGCAGTTACTGAACTTATCCAGTGCCTTTAATGCAAATCTGTCATCATGATCCGCAAAGATTAACCAATCTCCAGTGGCTTGCTCTAAGGCAGCCTGTCTGGTATTACCGGGGCAGTGATTCAGGTTTTCCTTAACCCTTGTCCTAACAATATTCAGCTTTTCTTCATATGGTGCGATTATGTCATCATATGGTTCTGTTGAACGGTCATCTGCGATTACTACTTCAAGATCCTTGTATTTCTGCTTTGCTATGCTGTCTAATAAAGCACCAATGCAATTCCTTGAGTTGAATGCAGGTATCAATATTGAAAATCTCGCCATTTCCTTTTGCCCTTTGGAAATAATAAAGCCTCCAGGCGGCATCCTGAAGGCGACTTGAAGGTTAGTGAGTACCCTTTTGGTATGTACTCATAATATTATAGTAATGCATGTCCTCACAATAATTGATATACATTTAAGCGGTTTTCAAAGCAAAAGAAAATGCCTCGGAAACTCCGAAGCACTCTCTCAACCGAATAAGCTATTAAGCCTATGGACAAAGTATATCGTGGAGAAACTGTGAAGTACAGTTCTGTAAGCCACAATATATAGTGGGTGTGTCCGATTATCTCACTCCTAATCGTTAAAAATGATTAGGGGGCATTGTATATGGAAGAGATATGGAAAGATATTGCAGGATATGAAGGCCGGTATCAAGTATCAACTCTCGGCAGAGTTAGAAATAGTAAGACCGCGAGAATTTGTAAGCCTTCAAAGTGTGGGGGATCTCGTAATTATCTTCATGTTACCCTTTATCAAGGTTCGCACGATTCTCGCAAATCTGTCAGCATACATCGACTTGTGGCAGATGCATTTATTCCTAACCCAGATAATCTGCCTGAAGTAAATCATATTGACGGAAACGGATTTAATAATGTCGTCAGCAACCTTGAGTGGATAACTCATGCAGAAAATATGATTCACGCATCCAAGGTCTTGGGCAAGAGGGTAGCCTGTTGTGAAACTTTCGCTAAACCTATAATCCGAGTAGAAGATGGACAAATCTTTAACAGCATTACCGAAGCTGCAAAGGCATGTGGAATGAAAACTGGTGCTTGTATTTCTCATTGTTTGAATGGTCGCCCTTACCACAATACAGCCGGTGGCTATCACTGGAAATATGCAGACGCGGCGACTTTGTAGCGACTATGAAAAATAATAAAACCCTCAAATCCAATGGATTCAAGGGTTCCGTCTGGTGGATGCTACAGGACTCGAACCTGTGCCCAATGCTTTTTCTTGATAGATTAGCGAAAGGTTTGTGATGTGTCAATGCCTTATTTTATTAGGTTTGAGAAATGTCGATAGTTTTGTGAGAGGTTTGCAAAAGTTTCAATATAGATACCGCAGCGACCTTTTGTAGCTACCCTTTTAAGTTGCTACATATCAAGTGAACTCCTTCTTATCCAATGCGGCTGCCGTTTCTTTGAGCATCTGATCGGTAGTGTGCTGATAAGTCTTGAGCGTGGTCATATCTACAGAATGACCGACCAATGACTTAAGTACTGATTCTGGTATTATTCTGGACGCATACGAAATAAATGTGTGTCTGCAACTGTATAGCGTAATAGTATCATCAGCACCAATCTTTTGACACAGTTCCTTAAAACTTCTATTTACCTTGGCTGAAGAACCGATTTTTCCAAATGAATTGCAGAAGATATATTCTGAATGTAAATCTTTGGTCTGATCAATCTGCCTGTCTATTGCTTGCTTGGCTAATGATGACAAAGCAAACTTACGCTTGGCATTCTTTGTCTTGCCACCTTCTCTGATGTTCTTATGAGTATTAACTGAGCGTCTGACTGTCACGAATGTTCCATCATAGTCTTCATATCTTAAACCAAGAATTTCTCCGGGGCGTAATCCAGTTGCCAAGGCGAATCTGAAAAATGGTATGTAAAACAGCGTTGAAAATGATTGACTATCATCAAAAATCATAGCCATCTGCTCTTCTTCAAGAATCTGTTTCTCTTTTGTTGGCTTGACTTTCTTTGGTATATACAGGTCTTCAGATGATGGCATAGTTATACGGTCTTTCCGACAGAATTTGAAGAACTCTGCAAGAGTATTCCTAATATTCTTCATTGATTTTTCCGAAAGATATGAACCATCACGCTTCCTTGCCTGATTCAGACATTCTTGCCATTCGTTAGTAGTAACCGATGTTAGCTTGCGATTTCCTACTTTCGGTTCAATATAGTTAATATAATTTGAATTCAGATTATTCACGCCTTCAGGCTGATAGCGTTGACGAGCATCTTTAAGAAAACGATCCCACTGGGCATTTACAGTAGTATGGTTATCCTTGGCACCACTTAACCATTCGGACCTCTTTGCCAGACATGCATTATATCCAGCCTTACCAGGTTTTGAACTGGTAAATGTATGTATCCTTTTCCGATTCTCATACAGATTTAATTCCCAGCGCTTCCGCTTGTCATTCCAATTAGGCTTACTCATAATTTGCTCCTCGGTTGAGTTTTCTTCATTATATCGTTATCAAATCTAACCCGTAACCCACAATATATAGTGGAATCTATCATCTTAGTATTGACTGGAAACCAAGAACACGATATAGTCGCCTTAACCGAAGGCACAAGCCTATCAACAGTACAAAAGTACCGCTAGTTTTCGGAATTTCAATTCCAAGTACTGGAGGTACTATTTTTATGCAACAAAGAAAAGGCATCATTTACCCAAGAATCGTTGAAGAAGTAGTTGATTATCAGGAACTGATTGACCTGTGGGGTTGTAGTTATAATACCTGCTTCAGAGTTCTTCGAGGATTGAGCGCTCCCAACCACAAGCGAAAGAAAGCACTTTCGGAATACCTTGGTATCCCGATGGATGAACTGTGGCTGCGTGTAGATCAAAAACCTACAGGTAAACTGTCGGAGGATTCTGGTAATGATAATCAGGGCTAAGCATGATGGTAAAGATGCACCTTATGTAATTCTTTCAAGGAAACTGATTCAAGAAAAGGAACTTCCATATGGGGCCAAGTGTCTGTTGCTTTTAATGCTCAGTTATCCGGATGTATGGAATTTTAATGAGAAGAACCTTGCTGACACTTTAGGTGAACCGACAGCAACTGTCAGGACATGGCTGAATGTGCTCAAAGATGCAGGATACTTCCATGAGAATGTAGTTATCAAGGTAGGGGATAAATCTTTGCCTGTGGCTTGGCTTGTTACTGAAGA